GTGTGGCCTGAAGCACGTCATAAGATCAATGTGATGCAGTCAATTGATGACTACTCTGAAGCACTCGGTAACAACCCGGCAATGGTGGTCAGTGACAGTGAAGCTGAGGCACTTGCTCAAGCTGAACGTGAAGCAGCTCAACAGGCCGCACAGATGGCACAAGCGGCTGAAATGGCGAACATGGCTAAGACCGCTTCAGAAACAAGCATCGATGAGAATAATGTACTCGGTGCGACGATGGATAGAGCAGGTGCATTGTAGTGAGTGAGGTTAATCACGATGAATTAGCCGTCGCTAATATCATGAAAACGAAGGACGGTCGTGACTGGTTGTACAACAAGTTGCAATCGTGCGGTGTTTTTGAGAGTATATTTGAAACTGATACACATAAACATGCGTATAACGCAGGTAAAAGAAAGGTCGGCATTAACTTGAATCGTGAACTCAAAGAATATGCGCCGATCGAATACATTAAAATGCTAGAGGAAAATCTATAATGGGTGACGAAACTAACACAGATACAGCAGCTGATACTACCACTGTGCTAACAGCTGCTGACGACACCGGCGTTACTGATGAGAATCAGAACACCGATACTAATTCAGATGCAGCTGCGGCTGCTGACGAGTCCACCAAGACTGACGATGGATCAGGTGGTGGTGATACTGGTAGCGAAGGTAGTCAAACGCCTCCCGACACCTATGCCGACTTTGTGATGCCCGAGGGCGTGACGCTTGATGAGACAATTGCTGCTGAAGCTATGCCGATTTTTAAAGAGATGGGTGCAACTCAGGAACAAGCTCAAAAGCTCATGGATCTCGCAGCTAAACAAGTCCAGGCGGGTTCGCAGAAGCAGACCGATACTTTCAATCAGTTGATGGATGAATGGCAGACCACATCTAAGAATGACAAAGAGTTCGGTGGAGACAAGTTCGATGAAAATGTCAAGATCGCACAAAATGCTGTTAATAAATATGGTACGCCAGAACTTAAACAACTGCTGGAAGATCACGGTGTGGGTAACCACCCGGAAGTAATCCGGTTCATGCTTCACGTAGGTCAGACATTGAAGGAAGATGTGCCCGGTTCATCCGGTAGTGCACTCGCTGGAAAAACAGACCGCGTGTCGTTAATGTATCCTACTAACGATAAATAACTGAGAGGTTAAAGAATATGGCTACTTTAGGAGCTAGTTTCGTCGATCTAATTGACGTTTATAAATTGCAAGACGGTCAGGGTCGCTTTGTACCTGTGATTGAAATGCTGATGGAAATGAACCCTATACTTGATGATGCAATTGCAGTCGAGTGTAACAAGGGTACAACTCACTTACATACAGTTCGCTCGGGCCTACCGACTGTAACATGGGGTAAGCTATACCAAGGTATCCCAAACAGTAAAGGTCACACCGCCCAGGTAGAAGACACCACTGGTTTTGTTGAAGGTCTAAGTACCGTTGATAAACGCTTGCTGGATCTGTCTACTAATGAAGGTGCTGTTCGTTTATCTGAAGCTCAAGGTTATCTTGAGTCAATGTCACAGGAAGTGTCGACTAAGATCTTCTACGGCAACACAGCGTCAGATCCTGAAGAGTTTATGGGTCTTGCTCCACGTTTCAACTTGTTATCTGCTGCTAATGGTAATCAGATTATTGATGCAGGTGGTACAGGTTCAGATAACACATCAATCTGGTTTGTAACCTGGGGTGATAATCAGTGTAACTTACTGTTCCCTAAAGGTACTCAGGCAGGTGTTCAGCGTGAAGACATGGGTGAGCAACGTATCACAGATGGCAGCGGTAATGCTTACTACGCGATGGAAGAGAAGTTCACATGGCATGTCGGTTTAGCAGTTAAAGACTGGCGTTATGTGTCTCGTATCGCGAACGTTGATGTATCGTTGATGCAAGCGGGTTCAGTAGCATTGTATAACTTCATGCGTAAAGCATATTACAAGCTTCAGAGCCGCCGGGTAGCCGGTGGTAAGATGGCTATTTACTGCAACCGCGATGTACTTGAAGCACTTGATGCTTTAGCTACAAACGCAGGCGCAAGTGATAACTTTGTACGCCTTAAGCCTGTGATGATCGAAGGTGAGGAAATCATGACTTATCGTGGTATCCCCATTCGTGAAACAGATGCATTAATCAACACTGAAGCCCGCGTGGTATAAGTTTGATTCATCAGTAGCCGGTGTAACAGCCGGTTAACTTTAATTTTTAGGAGATCGATATAATGATTTTTTCAGCTCAACAACTCTTCTCTGATGATCAGGCGATTACGGCAGATGCCGATTCAACTAATGTCATCGACTTAGGTGCACCGGGCACGCCTTATGGCGCAGCTGCTGCATTAAATCAGGATGTAGGTAAAGGTGCTAAGATTCCACTTTTAGTACAAGTTACCGCTGACTTCAACACGTTAACTTCGTTGAACATTAACTTGTCAACAGGTTCAACAACTGCCCTGGGTACGACTATCGCTACTCAAAACATCTTACTGGCTGATTTAGTAGCTGGTAAACAGATCAACCTTGACTTCTTACCTAACGGTATCGTCGAGCGTTATCTGGGTGTTGAGTATGATGTTGTGGGAACTAACCCGACTACCGGTAACATTACAGCCGGTATCACTATGGGTGTTCAGACTAACATCACAGGCGCTTAATGATGAAAGGGCTTCGGCCCTTTTTTCTTATAACTAGTTGGAGTATTTAAAATGCCAAGATATAAAGTAATCGCGCCGGGGTTCTTCGATGGTGAACTGTACAAGCCCGATGGTAAGCGTAATGTGTTGACGGTCGATAAGCCGTTCACTAAAGACAATCCGATGCCTTCATGGGTGTCTAAGATGACAACTGAATCAGCTGCTGCACGTAAGAAGCGAGAAGCTGCTGAAGCTAAAGCCGCTGATGCTGATGCTGCTAAGAACGAATCAGACAATCAAGACATTGCTGATGCTAGTTTCTTAGGTGAAGGTGAGTCAGGTAGCGGTAGCAAAGTCGAAACTATTTAAGGATCAGTCATGAGTGATCATATTTATGTAGACGGTCGTGATACCGATGGTAATGTTAAACGAGTTCGCTTAGATGTCACTAATGGTACAAAGCATGTATTTAATGTTGGGTTACCAGTCGGAACTTTGCTTTCTCAAACTAAAGCGGTTGGGGCTAGTAGAGTTAGATTTACGTTTGACCCTCCAATAAAAGCCTGCACTATTAACGTTAGAGGGGCTCCTGCTGCACAGGGCGAGGACGATGTAGCTATTGTTGTTATTATACCGGATGGATTAACTGAGGCCGAAGGCATAGCGCTTGCTGATGCGTGGTTAGATGAAGCAAACACAGCTCCCAGAATAGTAGCAAAAGTAATTAACCCAGATAAAGAGATTTATTTTAATGAAGCAACGGCTTCATATGTTGATGTGATCGGAGCTGGCTCTACACCTAGTCTTACTGTGACTGTTGGGGGAATATCATGAACTTAGATATTTTAGATTTTGATAGTGATGATGAGCGTTTCTTAGAGGGTGGTATTTGGTATCCAAATGCAGCTAATTTTCCAGCATGTAAAATGCTGTTTCATTCAGATGATGTATCAGATAGCGATACTACATGGACAGACAGAATAAGCTCTAGAGTATTAACTGCTAATGGTGGTGGAGCCTTCACTAAAAATGCCAATGGCGTTTCAGATACAGGTGGAGTATCTGCATTAACAACAGGTGTGTTGCCAGTTATTGGCGATGGATACCCTATGCTAACCTCACAAGGCGTGTTTCTAGGTACAGCAGCATCCGACACAGAGATAGGGGATACTGGTGCAAGTGACGGTCTTAGTCTTAACGCAAGATTAACAGGCAATTTATACGTAGCTAGTCCGGCTGGAACATATAGCACAATAACTGCGAGTGGTTCATACACCCCCGCAGATGTAACTTGCGTATCTGTGTATGGAGATACAGACACAGGAACAGGAATAGGTTATCGTTGGTTAGATGATGCTGATGGTTCAATTGATCAAGAGCTTACTGGTGCAAACACTGGTGATTTCACGGCTACATGGGCAGCTTTCACTGCAAACACTAGAATTGTTCTACCTTCGGTTAATACAGTAGGTACTCACATGCTGGCGCTAATGTCTTTTACGGCCTTACATGACCCTGCTTTCTTAAGAGCGGGCAACACATGGATGGCTAAGGCTGAAAATAAAGGCAAGATATATCCTGGGTTTGCGGGACTTATATAATGGCTTTGAAGCCAGTTAGTTGCAGGATACATACAGACGCATTAACTTGTAATGCTGTTATTGCTTCCATGACAGGTGAAGACGTTACTTTTACAATTAATGGTAATTCTTACACAGTTTCAATGTCTGTTATAGGCAATGACAGAAGCGTTGCAGATGATGCTGGTGTTACTCATGCTATGTACTATGGTGTTCAGGAAGTAACAGGTTTAACAGCTTTTACTGGTTATACATGGGCGGCTACTCAAGTAGGTAATACTGATACAGGTTATTTTACTACACTACCTAACAAGAAAGCAGTTAAGTGTGCGGTTGCCAATACAACTTGTTTCTCTCCAAACAGAGATGTCTCGAATCCCAGCAGGGTAACAGCATGGAATTTCTTAAAACACTATATTAAAACTAGTAGTTACCCAGTTGTTAATTGTAACCACGTTGATGATATATATTATGCAAATGGTTTCTTTAACGCTTTAGCAGCAGGCACAGGAAATGATCAAGGGAAGATTTTTGAAGACGCTACAAACGCTAATGGGCTAAGAGGCGAATATGATTTTGCGCTATCTTATGGTCAATGGTTTAACGTAGTTGATGAATTTTATATAAATTATAGTCTTGACCCGTCATTATGGTCGAGAGTAGATAGTGAAGCAACTCAAGAGCCGTTCAATTTTTGCATGAACAATACAGCTGTAACGGTTGGCTCTGGAGATCACGAATACCAAAACAATTTAGGCTGGAAAGACGGAAGCTTATTGACAGATGTACCAAACGGTTATCACACAACTGTAGGTGGCTATGACGGAACAGGACTGACTGTATATAACACCCTAATGGGGCCACTTGAAGGCAAAGACCCAAGCACTAAAATAACTAAGCGTGATGCAAACGCAAAGCACTGGTATTTAGATGTAGGGCCAATGCGTTACATAACAATGGATGCAATAACTAATTCTGTTTATAACGTTGACCCCGCCTTGATGGTTTGTTATGGCACTAATCAAATAGATGATGTACTAGAGATAGCTAATACAGATGATCAATGGTTTACCTGTATAAACAATGCTGCTGTAGCAGGAAGAGGCTTCCCCTCTTTTACGGGTTTAGGATTAACAGGTACAAACTATAAAGATGAAAACTTCTCAAGCGTTGAGTATGACCGCCTCTGGTTGAACACTGGACAGACTCCACCTTCATTAATGGGAGGGCTTAACACTAATGGCGTTATGGGTTCATGTGTTATGCAAAGAGGTGATTGGCATAATGGCGGCAATTATCTATGGCGAGCTGCTGCTGTTTTTGGAAAGTACGCAGAATCTTTTATGGAGATAGGTTTAGCTACTGTAAATACTTCTGCTGGTGCTGATAACAGTTATGATCTTTTTACTTCAACTATGGAAAACACAGATGAAGTGACCTTATTAGGGAATATAAAAGCATTGTATAACGTAGGCAATGATACGATTGAGACTAAACCTGACAATTTTAATATAGTTATGCACGAAATTGACGGAACAAAATCAACACCCGAAGTTGTAATTAAAAGATGGAATATTGCTTATAATGCTGTAACAGATATAGATCAAAGAGCATGGTTTACAGATCAATCTGGTGAAGAACAAACAGATGAAGATGGTAATGTCTGGAAAGTTGTTGTGGCTAAAAGGTTAGTCAGACATGCTGGCAATGCTGGTTATGATGTTGATGATCCTGATGTTTTTCAGCTTCTTGATCTATCGTTTACCGATGGTACAGAATGAACATAATAGAGCGTCACTTACCACATGGAGCAGATAAACAATGTCATCAGAAATAGAAATATGTAACATCGCTCTGTCTAACGCACGTGCAGGGAGCATCAACAGCCTCGTAGGTACTGATGTGCAAACTCAACAGTGTGCACTAAAATACCCGATACTACGTGACCGGTGCCTGAAGACAACATGGGGTTTTAATCGTAAGATTAGAGCACTGTCAGTTTTAACTACTGAGATATATAACTGGGCTTATGCGTACCAATACCCTACAGATTGTTTGAAAATTGAACGTTTAGTCGGGTCACATGAAGAACTTGCGAACGCTGATGCGTCGGTGGTGTCAGCTTTAATCGACAGCCAGCTGCTGCCATTAAGAAACCGCCGGGTACAGATACCTTATGAGGTATTTAATTTCAGCGATAATAAAGTAATCGGTGCGAATGAAGCTGATCTTTATATCGACTATGCAGCGAAAGTGACTGACCCTAACCTATTCACTGATGATTTTATCATGGCGCTGTCGCATCTCATCACGTCTGAAATAGCGATCCCGATTATAGGTATTAAGGATGGTCGTGAGATACGTAAAGATTCACTGCAGTTATATCAATCATATTTGAATGAAGCTATGGCAGATGACATGAATGACGGGTATGCTGAACCTGAATTAAGTGAGTTTGAAACTATCAGGAGATAAGTGTGCCCCAAACTATTCAACGAAGTTTTACATCTGGTGAGATTGCACCGTCATTACAATCTCGTGCTGACATCGTTAAGTATTCAACCGGGCTTAACCTGTGTGAAAATTTTATAGTACGCGCTCAAGGTGGTGTGTATTCACGCCCTGGGCTTAAGTTCATCGGTGAGTTAGATGACTCAGATAAAGTCGGTCGATTAATTCCTTTTAGTTTCAACACTGAACAGACTTACATGCTCGTATTTGAGCATCTAAAAATGCGCGTTATCAAAGACGGCGGGTTTGTATTAAATGGCGCAGGGCCTGCACTGTTTGAATTAGTAACTCCTTATACAGAAGCACAGCTGTCACGTCTTAATTTCACTCAGTCAGCTGATGTCATGACCATCTGTCACCCTGATCATGATCCTCGTAACCTTAACCGATTAGCCGATGATAACTGGACATTGACGACTATTAACTATGCGTCAACCGTCACAGTACCTGCGTTCACAGGTGGTAGTTCAACAAAGACAATCACTAATGTCACACAGGCGAACCCTGCTGTGGTGACCGCCGCTGCTCATGGGTTTGTCACAGGTAACACGGTTCTAATTCAAAGCATAACAGGCATGACAGAACTGAACGGGTTTTCATTTAAGATAATTATATTAGACGCTAATACTTTTCAACTAGAGGGTGAAGATTCAACAGGCCATACACCTTATGTGTCAGGCGGCTCAGCAATTAAGTCAAACGGTGCGAACACAGTCGGCTCAGGTTTCGGTGACTTTGATAAAACTTACACTTATGTTGTCACAACTGTTGATGCCGATGGTGTCGAGTCACTTCCGTCAACTGCCACCTCTATTGTGACAGGTTCATTATCAACTACGGGCGGCGTTAGATTAGGGTGGGGCGCGGTAGCCGGTGCTGATTATTACAGAATATATAAAGATCCTTCAAACAATACCGCTTTATACGGGTGGATCGGTGATTCAAATAATGTAGTGTTTGATGATTTTAATTTCGCCCCTATAACCAGCGATACACCCCCGGCTGAACGTCAACCGTTCGCAGGTGCTGACAACAAACCGGCGGCTGTGACTTATTATCAGCAGCGTCAGATATTTGCTAATACTAACAATGAACCACAAACGACATTCACAACCCAGGTTAATACTTTCGATTCATTGAGAGCGTCTAGCCCGGCACGTGACGATGACGCTGTGACGTTCACTGTCGTCGCTCAGCAGGTCAATGAGATCAGACATCTGTTATCACTTGATTCATTGATCATGTTGACATCAGGTGGTGAGTGGATACTGACCGAGGGTAGTGACAAAGTATTGACGCCTTCAACTATTGGTGTCAGACCCCAGTCATATAACGGTGTGTCATGGGTTAAACCGGTGATTATCAACAGTACCGCTTTATATCTTCAAGAGAAAGGCGCTCGTATTCGTGACCTGGGGTATGAGTTCAGCAGTGACAAATACACGGGTAACGACTTGTCATTGATGTCTGAGCATTTATTTGAAGGTCATCAGATTGTTGAGATGGCTTACGCTAATGAACCTTATGGTATTTTGTGGTGTGTACGTGACGACGGTGTGTTGCTAGGTCTGACTTATCAGCGTGAACATCAAGTATCAGGATGGCATCGTCACGTGACTGATGGTGAATTTGAATCAGTTGCGACAATCAGTGAAGACGGTCGCGATGCGGTGTATGTCATCGTTAAAAGAACGATAGGTGGCGTCACTAAACGTTATGTTGAGCGATTAGAGAAACGTGAAAGCAAGGTGTCAGAAGACTGCTTCTATGTTGATTCAGGGTTGAGTTACGACGGCGCAGCAGCGACCGTCATCACTGGTTTAGATCATATTGAAGGTGAAGAAGTTGCCATATTAGCAGACGGTTATACTGTACCAAACCAGACGGTGACATCAGGTGCGATCACACTTGATACAGCTGCGTTGAAGGTGCATGTCGGATTACCTTACACACCTGCTATCGAATTACTTGACATCGACACCCCGGCTCAGTCTCAGTCACTCAAGTCTCAATCGGTATCAGTATCTAAGGTTTATCTTGAAGTACAGGAAACACGCGGCGGTTTTGTTGGTGCACGTCAGGATACTAACAGCGGTCGAGCTGTCACGTTCCAGGAAGTTAAACCCCGGTTTGACTCTGACTCATATGATCAGCTTGCTTTAAAAACATATAAGCAGGAGGTCATCATTGACCCTGAATGGGGTAAAAGCGGCGGCGTGAGAGTAGAGCAGCGTGAGCCTTTACCGATGGCAGTACTCTCAGTGATACCACAGGTTGATATCGGTGGGAGTTAAGTTCATCAGACCAAATGAGGCGGCGATTCAATCAATCGCAGCTGATATGCGTCAGGCTGACATTGATGAAGTATGGGCGTCAAATCACCATACACCGCTTGAAGCGTTGAATGTCGGCTGGGAGACATCAAAAAGTGCTGTGATCGTCGCTGTAAATGATGAGCCTTGTGTGATGATAGGTCTTGTAAAACGTGATATATTGTCAGACATAGGTACACCGTGGTTATTAGGTACTAATAATGCGTTGAAATATAAACGTCATTTTATTAAACAAGTACCTGATGTGATCAGTGAGATGTTAACTGTTTGCTCAAAATTATGTAATTATGTACATGTGAACAATACGATCAGCATTAACTGGTTGAAGCGAATAGGGTTCACGATTGATTCAGCTGAGCCTTACGGGTACGAAAAAGAATTGTTTCATCGATTTCATTTAGACAGAGAGAATTATAATGTGTGATCCGGCAACGATAACAGCGGTAGCAGTGGTGACAGGTACTGCATTCTCAGTCACGTCACAAGTCCGTCAAGGTAGATATCAAAAAGACATCGGTAAATACAATGCACGAGTAGCTGAGAATCAAGCTCAAGAGGTGCGTACTGCCGGGGTCGAAGCAGAAAATGCAGAACGTCGTGAGACAGCTGAGCTGTTATCTAAGCAGCGTGCACAACTCGGTGCGGCGAATGTTGATCTTGAATCAGGCTCAGCGTTATCACTTCAAGAAGATACAGTCACCCTGGGTGAAGCAGATGCCTTGCGTATTCGCAGCAATTTTGAATCACAGGCTCTGTCATTAGAGACAGGCGCGGGGTTGACACGTAGTCAAGGTGACGCAGCTCAGACAGCTGGCGGTTTTAATGCCGCCGGTACACTGCTCAGCGGTACAGCTAGTTTTCTTGATACAGGCGTCGCTGATAAATGGTTCACACCTAACAGTGAAGCTAATCAACCTCTTACCACTTAAGGTGTATAAATGCCTAAAATAATACAACGTGATCAATCACCCGTCAGTACACAGATAGCGCAGCAGCCTAAAGCGCAAAGTATACCGACGGGTGCGTTCGGCGGCGCTATCGGTAAGGGTGTCGTTGATCTTGCTACATCAGCCGCACAGGTTAAACAGCGCATTGACACTACATCAGCTGAAGAGGCGTTGAACGCATTTGAGCGCGATAAGAATGATGTATTCTTTAACCCTGAAAGCGGGTACTTTAACACCAGCGGTAAGAATGCGTTCGACGGTTCACCTGCTGCTGCTGAGTCACTTGAAGAGTTAAAGCGCAAATATGGCGAAACACTAAATTCAAATTCTAAGCTGATGTTTGATAAGTCAGCTGATAAGCATATCACCCGTAATAAAGCCGACATCACCCGGCACGCAGCTAAAGGGTTGAAGGCGTGGGAAGTATCCACCATTGAAACCCAGGTTGAGAACACACTTGAGAATGCGTCACTGTACTGGAACGATCCTGAGCGGTTGAAAGTACAGAACGTGCTCGGTCGTCAGGCTGTGATCGACTCATCTGAGATGATGGGTGTAGGTCCTGAAGCCACTGCTGAGAAGCTGCAAACATATGAGTCGTCTTTTGCACGTGCATCGGTTGAGGCTGCTACACAGAGTAGTGCTAATGCAGGTAAGCAGGCGCTAAATGATTACGGCGATAAACTCGAAGGTCCGGATAAAGTTAAAATGGAAGGGTTGATCGAGAAAAAAGCTAAGGTCGAGAAGACTGAAGGCGACGCACGTCTAGCTGTGTTAACCAGTACCAACCTTAATGACACATATGATAAGCGTGGTGACATAGTTGATGAAGTGAATAAGATTGAAGATGCTGACCTTCGTAAGAAGACAATGACTGAAGCGATGAGTCAATTCAGTCGCCAGAAACAAGCTAGACAAGAAGTCGAGAATGAGCATTACAATACCAGTGTAGAGTTGGTTAACAGTGGGTTGTCATCGGTTGAGATTCAAGCTCAGAACCCTGAAGCATGGGAGGGTATGACTTCAAAACAGCGTAATAATATACTCTCAGGTAAGCACATGGTGACTGACCAGTTATTGTTTAGTCAACTAAGATTGATGCCTGTTAAAGAGAAGGCTAAACTCAATCCGCTTGATTACAGTGGTCGACTCAACCCTCGTGATATTCAGAAGCTGACCACTGAGGTCAATGCGGCTAAGAAAGGCAATCCCGGTAGTCGTGTTAAATCGTTGACTTCTAAATCGATGACAGCAGCAGAAGGTGCGTTCGGTAAGAAATCTAAATGGATAAACAGCTCAGGCAAAGTGACTTCTCGCGGCGAATCAGCTAATAGTTTCCTCGGTGACATACAAGATGCTATCGATGAGTTTGAAGACGAAAACCACCGTAAGATCACACCGGCTGAAGAGGATTCGCTGATCGGTGAGTTTACACGACGAATAGTTGTTGAACGTTCTTCATTCGGGTTTGATATCTTAGCAGCTGACACTGAAATTGATCTTAGTAACTCACCACCAAATGATGTAAGGTTACTTAACAGAGTTATCAATGAATCACCTGATATTGATCTGATTGACTTAACAGAGTCTTATCAGTTTTTGATTGATAACAACCAGCCGGTGACGTCGGTGAATCTTAGAGAAGTGTATAAACAAGGTAGAAAGTAAATGTCATTTGACTCGACTAAAGTTGACCTGAGTACTTTATCTCAAGTTTCCACTGATGAAACATTAGATGATGATTTGAACTTCACAATGAGTGAAGCTGTAAAAATTAACCCTGATGAACATGCTGATGTTTTAAATTTAAGTAAAAGATCAAATATACCGATCGTCGGCGTACAAACTGACCCTGAAGCGGTCGAGCAGTATATTAAGAAATCTGAATTTGACTTCACTGGTCTGCATAAAACTAACCCTAATACTGCAAAATACCTGACTGATTTTAATAACGCCGTCATTGCTCAAGATGACATTGACATTATGAAATCGATTGAAGATCTATTCGATTTCAGTAAAACATTTGAGAACATCGGTGAAACTATCTCACTCGGGTTCAGCTCCCAGGGTGCAGGTCTTGAGTTAGCGGGTGTTGATATGACACCTGATCGTATTGATGACCTGATACCGATGGGTATCATGCCGATCGGTATGGAGATGGAAGCGCCTATGCTGTCGCGACAGATGGCAAAGAACATGGGTATCGACACCGATGAGCAGCTTCAGAAAGTCAAAAAAGAATCAACTGAAGCGCTGATCACTGAGCTGCAAGGGCTGCATAAAGAACGAAGTGATCTGACACCTGAAGACCTGAACACATTAGAACAGGGTGTTCGCGCGGGTGTTGAGTCACTTGCTAACATGGCACCCGGCACTGCATTGATGTTGATGACAGGTGGTCGTGCTGCACCTCTGTTGACTACCATCGGTATACAAACCTACGGTGATTCGTTCGGTCAAGGTCGAGCTGAAGGGTTGACGCCAGATGAAGCGAAGTGGTTTGCCGGTATTGATGCGTTTATCGAAGTCGGTACTGAGCTGCTACCCACCGGGACACTTGAAACCATATTGACCGGTAAAAGCACAGGTCTTAAAAAATCAGCAATAAAATTCATGATCCAGGAGATGGGCACTGAGCAGCTGGCGACGCTGGGTCAGAGTCTAAATTCATTCGCGTTCGGTCTTGATGAGCAAATGAAGAACGCTGAAACCGCGCAGGAGATGGTAGATATACAACTACAGCGTCAAGCGGTCACAGCCATTGCGACGGTTGTTGCGGGTGGCGCTCAGATCACTGCTGCCACAGCTGTACGAAAAACAATAGACGCGGTTACTCAAGATGAAGCGACTAAAGAGACTCAAGGTCAGGTTGAGCAGCGTAAGATTGACACACTGAATGAGAAATCAGCCGCGTCAGAGCTACGTAAAAATGATAAAGGTGCATTCAAACAATTCGTTGAACAGGCTGACGGTGATAACAACACGAACGTATTCATTGATGGTGTTCAAACAGCTTTATACCTGCAGGATAAAACACTAGAAGAGATCGAAGCTGACCCCGCGCTTAAGATGTTAGCAGCACAGGCACGTGAGGCATCTGCCACAGGTGGTGATGTTCAGATCCCTGCTGCTGACTTTGCAGCTGACATCGCCGGGTCTGAGCACTTCACAGCGCTTCGCGACAGTATGACCATGAGTGATCAGACTACTTCACCATTTCGTCAGGAGCAGGTTCAAAAAGAAACTGAGGCTTATGTTCGCACGTTAATGGATGAAGCCCAGGAGAACACTAGCGAGTATGTTGAAGCTCAGGAGATCTATACCGCCATTCGTGATCAGCTGATCGATACCGGTCAGGTGACTGCTGCAAACGCCTCATTGATGGCTCAGGTTGTACCTGCATGGGCGACCGCTCAGGCACGTCGTAAAGGCGTAACAGTGCAGCAGGTTTATCAAGATGCCGGGCTGACCGTTGAAGGTCCACAGACCGGTGAGCGTGCACGCCTTGAAGATGAGCAGACGCTGAGTCAGGAGCCTCTCACGACTAATGACTTACAAACTCAGTTAAAAGATGAAGGTATTGATGTGCAGCTCAGGGGTGACGGTGAGATAGTCACTCTTGATAAGATTATTGTACCTGAAGGTCAGCGTGAATCAGGCATAGGTACTACTGCGATGACACGGGTGATCGACTGGGCTGACGCTAATAGTAAAACAGTAACCTTGTCACCGACTAAAGAGTTCGGCGGTAACGTTAAACGATTGAAGAGTTTTTATAAAAAATTCGGGTTTGTTGAAAATAAAGGTAAGAACAAAGACCTTGCAATAAGTGAAGAGATGATTCGACTTCCTGAAGACCCTATCAGCATCCCTGAAGAAGAACTCCCGGCGATGTTGCGTGAACAAGCGGGTGCACCTGATAACATCACACCTGCTGACACTGCACCATCTGTTGAAGAGTTTCAGGCGTTTCAATCAGCTGTTGATCAGACTGACACTGCTGCGTTTAAAGAGTGGTTTGGTAACAGCAAGGTTGTTGATGAGAATGGTGACCCGTTGGTTGTTTATCATGGTACAGGTAGCATTGAAAATATACAGGAGTTTAACCCTGCATTAACGGGTCAAGGTAATGATCAATACGGTAGCGGGTTTTATTTTACAACCAATACGGCGACAGCTAGCGGGTACGCTACAGACCGATTACAAAGTGATTTAGAAAAGTTAGGCGGCGAAGACTCACCCGGCGTTTTACCAGTTTACTTGTCGGTTCAGAACCCTATACAAGTCACAGGGGAAATTAGAAACCTAACCGATGTAGGTCTTGATCTAAGTTCTGAACAAGTTCGTAAAATGCTTAATCACGCCGACGCATTAAATAGAAGCATGGAAGATGAAAACATGAACCCTTTAGGGGATCATTTTGACTCTTTTTGGGAGACAGGTGCTGAAGCATGGATGATTGATGACATTGCAGAAAAATATTCAGGTGACATGGTTGAAGCTATCGAAGTCGAGTTATTTGATAACGACTCTAAAGCGTTCAGAGAAGCGTTAAGTGAAGTCACAGGTTATGACGGTGTTGAAATTACATTCACTGAAAGCGGTGAGAAACATGTGGTCGCGTGGTTTCCTGAGCAGGTTAAGTCTGCAATAGGTAATACGGGCGCATTCGACCCGGCTGACCCGAAGATACTAAACCAACCCGCCAGCAAAACAAAAGCACGCGGTTACTACGAGCCAAAAAATAGCATCATCCGACTGAACGAAGCAGCTGACCTGTCAACGTTCCTGCATGAGTTCGCTCACTTCATGTACGAGATGGAGTTGAACAGTAACACTGACATGATCGACAGCATCAACAGCTGGTACAAACGAAACGCTAAAGATGTGGCTAAAGAGGCGAACAACTATCTCGGTGAGAAGTTTGATGCGTTGAAGCAAACAACTGAACCTACAGCAGACGAACTGCTGAATATCCCTGAGTCAGAATTACCTGCGATGCTGCGTGAACAAGAGCGTATTGAAGTTGAGCCGGGTGACACTGCGCCATCTGTTGAAGAGTTTCAGGCGTTTCAACCCACCGACCAGCCAAAAGCAAAAGAAGGTTCAA